CGACCTGCCCGACATAGGCAAGACAGTGGCGGCAAGGTGGTTTGCTCAGAACACACCCAACACCGTGTATGTTGATTGCTCGCAGGTAAAGACGCGCCCGCGACTGATACGTCATATAGCCCGGCAATTCGGCGTGACCTCCACGGGCCGCTACATAGACGTGTATGACGATCTGGTCTATTATCTGCGTTCTCTCGACAGACCCATGATAATACTCGATGAGGCGGGCGACCTCTCATACGAGGCGTACCTCGAACTGAAAGCGCTATGGAACGCCACCGAACACCACTGCGGGTGGTATCAGTTAGGCGCCGACGCCTTGAGGGCGAAGATAGACCGGGGCATAGAGTACGCAAAGGTGGGCTATGCCGAACTAAAGAGTCGGTTCGGCAACGTATATCAACGCATATCGCCGACGGACAGCAAGGAGAGAGAATCGTTCATGATGACGCAGGCTGCCATGATAGCCAAGGCCAATACCGGAAACGACATCAATGTTAAAGAGATTGTACGAAAGAGCGGAGGTAGTCTGCGCCGCGTCTACACCGCATTAAACAAGCAATGACATGTCAAGAGCTTACACACCTACAGAGGTGTTACGTAAAAAAATTAAGGCCTTGGCACTCACCGGGGAGTGGGAGCGGGCGTTCGGGAGGCCAGCCTACAACGAGCGCTGGTTCATAGATGGCGAGAGTGCCTCGGGCAAAAGTGTATTCGTAATGCAACTGAGCAAGATGCTGACAGAGTTCGGTAAAGTGGCATATCTACCACTTGAGGAGGGGCTTAGCCTATCGCTACAACGACGACTCGAGACCATGAGAATGAAAGAGGTTGACGGCTCGTTTACAATATTAGTCAAAGACTCTATAGAGGACCTGATTTCTCGCCTTGCCAAACCCAAAAGCCCTCAGTTCATCGTTATCGACTCGGTTCAGTACATGGGTATGAGCTTCCTGCAGATAAAAAGACGATTGCTCGATGCGTTTCCGCGAAAGTCGTTCATATTCGTGTCGCAGAGTTACAAGGGCGAGCCGAAAGGGAAGACGGCCAATGACCTACGATACGACGCTGGAGTCAAGATAAATACCCGTGGGTTCAGAGCATACTGTGCCGGCCGATATGTCGACGATGCGGCAGCTTATTACACCATTTGGCCGGAAGGAGCGGCAAGATACGATTTAAACGATAGACTATGATTGAGATTGAATATAACTGCGGCTATTGGGAGGCTTACGTGGATGGCTCGCTCTACACCTACAACGAAGATTTGCGGACAGTGCTCGAATACCTGTCGAGACAGGCTTATTTGATAGAAGACTTAATAAAATGACGTCATGGGTTACGAAAGATTTTACAGCTTACTGAACCGGTTGCCGGGCCGGAGCGACGATACCAAAGACGATTTGATAGAACGGTTCACCGGCGGTCGCACCACATCGCTCCGTCAAATGACCGAACAGGAATACCGGGCGATGTGTGAAGCCCTCGAAGAGGAGACTGGACGACCATTGCGTAAAAGGCGTTCGTCGGTCTTGCGGTTGATGCAGCAGATAGGAGTAGATACCACCAACTGGATACGTGTGAATGCTTTTTGCCTAGACAAGAGAATAGCCGGGAAACGGTTCGCCGAACTCGACTGCGAGGAACTGGAGGCTCTTGCGGTGAAACTACGAGGCATAGTCCGCAAAGACGAACGGAAAAGCGAAGTAAAAAAGACATCGTGTCATGTAGTATTGATCAAACCTAATATACGAGAATCATGAAAGCTAATATTATCGGCCGCACGGCACGAGTTAAGAGCGACGTCAGGCAGCTCGGCGGCAAGGAGGTGTTCGTACTATGCGACGCCCGCCGGATGCTCCTGCCCGCAGAGGTACTCGACGATTATGAATACCGCACAGGCGGAGCTTATCCTCCGGAAACAGAGGATGAAGTGCTGGTAGTATGGGGCGGCAGACATGTCGCATTAATGAGTTTGTCAGAATTAACCTTTTAAAACAATAAGATTATGGAAATCAGTCTAAGTGACCTTACACAGGAACAGCGTAGAAAGTTACAGGAAGAGTTAAAGGCCAAAGAACAGGCCGAGAAAGAGGCGTATGCCCGCGAGGTGGAGACGTATCGGGATATGGTCTCGGAGGCGGTGACAGAGTGTTTCGGCCGATGCAAAGAGACCAGCGAGATGCTAGCCAGACAGAAAGCCGACATAAGAGACTTATTTCATGACGCTCTCGAGCTGAAAGCTAAACTATACGGCACCAAAGACGGCCAACAGTCGCATAACTTCATCAGTCGCGATGGTAGATACCGCATAAGGCTCGGGTATAACGTACTCGACGATTACGACGACACTGCCGAGGCCGGTGTTGACATGGTGAAAGAGTATCTTGAGGAGCTACGTGCATCGGGGCCAAGCGCACAGGCGGCTGTCGATATCGCCATGTCTCTGTTGGCTCGCGATCAGAAAGGAAACCTCAAAATGTCGCGCATAGTGACACTTCGCAAACATGCCCAGCGTAGCGGCAATGCGAAATTCATTCGGGGGGTAGACATAATAATGGATGCTTACCAGCCTACCAAGAGCAAAGAGTTTGTACGCGCCGAATACAAGAACGAACAGGGTGCATGGGTAAACGTACCACTCGGAATGACGGAGGCGTAGGCTATGAAAAGAAATGAAACGCCGAGGAGTCGCCTTGCGGATATTACATATAATCTCCGGCATGGTGACATGAAACAGATAGCTAGCATGGCACACTGTTCGTGTAGTACGGTAAGCAAAGTGCTTAACGGTCTTTGTTCGCAGACCACAGACAATGCTATGAACATCATCCGCATAGCGGAAGAGTTCGCAAGGCGCAATTCTATGTGGCGAAGAAAAAAATAGAGCCCCGAAAGTTTCAACTCCCGGAGCCCCTGACGACAGGAGCAAAGATAACGAAAACTTTTTGAAAGGGCAAAATAATGGCGTACAATCGCAAAGGATATTTTCGCAGGGCCATAGCCATCAAAGAGCTGGCCGAGCAATATTACGAGCCGGAACGTCACGACAGATGCTGGAAAGCAGTATGGCGACGGCATATCTATCCAAGATACGGGATTTGTTACGACACATTTTTGACCTACCTGCAGGAGGCTCGGAAAGCTGAAACTTCGTGTATCGAATCCAAAGAGCAGATGTTACCTTTGTTGTTCAGTTGAAAGAAGAGGCCGGCTTTATCGCCGGTCTCTTCTTTTTATGGCGTCATTGTCTAGAAACGCCGTCTGAAACGTGAATATCCACTCTCTCAAGCCGTCATCGCGGCTTATCTTCATCAATCGTTTGCGGGTTACGGGAGCAAAGCAGTCGTCGTTAAGGCCTTGAAGTGCCCGGTATACCTTTTGCAACAATTCATAAGAGTCGAACGATTGTTCGGGGTTAGGCCGGGCGGCGGAGCCTCTGACTAACGGCATATCCGTCACGCTTACTGTGAACTCTATCTTGGCTAATTGCTGTCCTTGGCCACTGTCGGAATACTCGCCGGAAGAGAAGCCGATAAGAGCACATGGAAAGTTGACGGGCGGTTTTTCTCGGTAGAAGTCGAGTTGCCCCCAGTCCTCAGCAATATATCGCAGATCGGGCACTCGTTCCTTGAGGGCCGACTGGACGGACGAAAGGATGTGTTTAATCATGGCTTGATGTTTTTTAAGAATGCTTCTATGTTCTCTTTTACGACCTTATCGGTAACTTCGCCGACATGGTCGTGATAACCGATAAACTGCCGTTGCGGCATAGTTATCTTGCTCTTCTTCGTCAGAGCCATGTTACGCCAAAACAAGGCATCGGCTGTTAGTTTAGTGTTGTGCCTGCCTACGGCCACCTTTTTCGTCCTGCGGTTGTAGGTGAGGCCCCCGATAGATTTGTAATACATTGCCCAAAAGAACTTGCGCATGCGTGGTGTTATCTTTATGTCGCCGCCCTCGTTGTGTATTCCGACATAGGGGGTGTCCGAAGTCCATTTTAAAGATGTGGCGTTGGTCGAACAACGGAGACTTCGCCTCAAGCGTCCCGAATTTATTAAGAGTGATCCACGCACATCTCTCTTACGTTTTGGCCACGGACGGTCGAAAAAGGCTTTGCGTTCGAAGTTGCGGTCGAACTCGTCGGAGAGTTCGACACGCAGGTCGGAGA